TTTCGTGCCCATGGCGAAAAACGCTTTCTAGGCTTCAAACTATTTATGTAAAAGTCATACTGCATCTTCTTAGGAAGGTGTGCTGACTTATTCATTTCGTTGGCATAAAGAATAGCATCTGTGAATGATGACAAGCATCTATTCACAACATATGGTACATACTTTTTAACAGCATCACTATCTTCATCCATCAAATTCTTTTTAGATTGATTGATGGAATAAAGATAGTCTTTCAGTTGATACTTCATTTTTTGGATGAGTGTCCGTGTGCTATTCCTAGTTCATGCATTCTAGCATGTTCTGCAATTGGATCACGTAGTTCCTCCTTACCTGGTCCTACGGTTAACCATAGACCATACCCCATTATGAAGAGTAATAGTCCTACGATTATAAAAACTAAAATCATTTCTGTCCCTCTTGTTGTTTCCAGTGTTTGATCAGCAGAAGCAATTCTTCTATTCGCTTCTGTGCTATTTCAATTTTCTCTTGTAAATTTGTTTTACTCATTTATCAAATACAGCATTCACAGACATAATTTTAGCATGAGGGTTACGTACTTCTGCAACCTGACGTGCTTCTTGATAGTTACGTGCTTCAACAAACTCACTATAGACTCTGCCAGCAACGTAGAGTTTCACTTCACATCTCATGGGGTAACCTGCTTGTTCTATATGTATTATAGCAGAACAAACAGATTAAAACATGGGTGTGTGACGGTTTCTCAACTGGTATAGTTGAGGAGAACCAGTTCCTTACGGTCTTGTTGTTCTCTCATATAGTCACCAACAGTACGCATACTATAAGTGTGATCAAACTCAGCAGCATTCCAATCTTTGAATCGATCTCTTACCACCTGACTGCTGTTGTATGATATTAACATAGGAGCAGTGTGATTGTCACAATCGTTAGCAAACTTATCATGATCAAAATGCTTATGCATAGCACCCCTCTTCCCATAGATAGGAATCTTAATATCGTAGGGTGGATCAAGATAAACAAATACATCCTTCTGATCTGTTAGAAGGGATTCGTAGGTATCGTTGGTAATTCTCCATCCTTCAATAAGCTCGGAGTATTCCATGAGTCTATCGATTCCATTGATGGAGAAGTTGGACTCGCTTGCTTGTTTTGAGAACGACGAGGACTCAGTGAGACCACTAAAACTGCACTTATTGACAATATAAAAACTGACAGCACGACGGAAGTCTTCAGTCTCTTGGTTGGACAAATATTCTTTAGATCTGGTAAAGATGTCCCTTGCCAGATCGGGAGAATGGTATTCTTTCTTAATTTTGAAAAGTTCATTCTGTAATTTTTCACCATCATGTTGTAAGGTTTGCCAAAAGTTTGCTAGAGGTTCGTACAGGTCATTGACCCAAATCTCTATATTTGGATATCGTTTTGTAATTTCTAATGCTACAGAACCACCTCCTAAAAAAGGTTCTCTAAATTCTTTTACCTGGGAAAGGTCTGGGAGGTACTGGAGTAGCTTTACTATTGCTCTGCTCTTCCCTCCTGGATATCTGAGTGGTGTCTTTAGACTCTTTAATGTTCTGGGCATGATAAGGGTTTGGTCTCTTTAGTTCAGTCATGGGAAACTCCACTTGCTATATTAATTTAGCACAGTTTATTTGAATTCACAAGTCATCATAATCTCAGTCAGACATGCTAACATGTTAATCTCTTGGTCTGGTACATTCGAGATATCTCTCATGTACTTTGCGATAACTAGCACCGCTTCTGGTATGGAATTGGGTTTTAGTACATCATATAAATTGTCATAAATCTTACGCATTACCATGCTAGGATCATTATCCATATGTTGTACCACCCATCCCTTCACAGTCTTGAAGTCTTTCTGCTTCAGTGACGAAAGAAGACTATCAAGATTAACATCAGCAACATCAACGAGAATAGCTGAGTCAATGGCTCCATTAGCAGAATAGCGTTGACACTCATTGATAAGCCTACGCCAGTCAGGATAATACCGCTTAATAAGCTTAGCCAGAACCTTGTCTTCAAATTTAGCATTTTCAGTTTTCAGTATAGTTCTAAGTCTCTCAAAGAACTGACCCTGTAATGCTACAGACTGTCCATTCTTTACACGAAAATCAACCACTGTACACCGTGAGTGTAAGGGTTCAATAATCTTATTGATAAAGTTGCAAGTAAATATAAACCTGCAATTACTATGGAACTCCTCCACAGCAGCTCTGAGAGACAGTTGAACATCGTTGGTTGTGTTGTCTGCTTCATCTATAATAACGACCTTGTGGGACGCTCCAGAGGTGAGTGAGACAGTTGAAGCGAATGTTCTAATCCTGTTCCTAACAGTGTCAAGGAACCTACCTTCATCAGATCCATTGATCATGATGTAAGATGCTCCTATCTCTTCACATAGAGCTTTGGCGATTGTAGTCTTACCAACACCAGCAGATCCAGTAAGTAATAGGTTAGGTATCTCACCTTGAGATACAAATCCCTTAAATACATTCTTGACAATTTCTGGTAAGATACAATCATCAACAACCTTCGGTCTGTATTTTTCGACCCATAAAAAATCATTCACTTAGGATGGCTCCATTGCAATATAATATGTGAGTGTTCCATCGGTAGAAGTCCATTCGGAAATCAACTGACTTGATACCTTAACATTGTATTCAGTACCAATACATCTGACATTATCCATCTTGATGTCAAGTGATACTTCATCAGTGAATGTACCTTGAACATCTATCTTAAATGTGTTGCTAGTATCACTCTCCTTATCATTAAGGATAAGTGAAACCTTACCACCCTTTGTATCGATAGTCAAATCATCTAAACGATATACAGATGATGCCTTCCGAAGTTTTGCGTAGTCCTCTTTTGAAAGAAGAAACTCAATATCAGCACCAGGAAACTTTACATTCTTCTCTGGTGCAGACTTGAGGGTAATCTCAGGATCACTATAATAGTACTTAACAGACTGACTACCGCCAAGAATAGTGACATGATCGCTATTGCTGAACTCCAATTCAGGATTGTCAAACAGCTCGAGACCAGAAAGAAACTGGTGGAGATCATAAATTGCGAAGTCCATAGGAAAGCTTTCCTTGCTGGTGTACTTCGCAAGTATGTTCTCTGCATTGCTGATCGTTCTAATGACATTTCCTTTCCTAAAAATGATACTTGAATTAATGCTGGCGTAATTGGATAACACCGAAATTGTTTGTCTTGTTAGATTTACTGTACTCATTTGTCGTAGTCAACTGTGAAGGATGTGGAACCAGACTGAAGTTCATTGTGGGCAGCAGTCTTATCATTAAAGTGGAGGAGTAGAAGACCATAGTGAATGATCTTTATAATATCTTTACGTGCTGTACCTTTACGGTCATAACGTGAAGCATACTTGAGAACATTGCTTCTACAGAATGCTTCTGCATCTCCTACTGAATCAATGAGGTCAAGGGTTTGTACGTTACCTACAGAGTAATGTCCTCTGTAGGTTTGACTAATGTAATCATGAACCTCCTTAAGAAGTTCATCTTCATTATATTTCATCAAGGTGTCCATACATATTGGATGTCCTCATAATAGCACTCTTTGTACGAACCGTCAAGATTTAATATTGAAATCTTGTCTTCACGAACATTGAGTACCCTAGCAGACGCACCCCCCTTAAGGGAGATGACGCTGCCTACGAATTTACAATCACCTGATTCAATCATCTGATGGAACCTCCCCTACGTTAACATCGATCTTGTCATACAAGTCTAAGAATGACTGCTTAGTCTCATCATCAAATCTGTTCACACATAACTTAATCGCCTTCAAGCGATCTTGCCAAATAGCAAACGCACGGATGATGTGGACTAACCTACGTGTAGAAATAACCTCATCGATACCACCATCTTTAAATGTTCTACGGATGATGTCAGACCAATTAGCAAGGTTAGCACAGAACTCTTCATCAAGTACACCTAAGTTGCTGGATACTTTCTCAAGGATCTTCTGCTCAGTCTTAACTGAAGGATACTCTTGCTCAAAGGTCAAGGCAAATCTCTCAAGGAATGCTTCATTCAATACATTAGTACCAATGAATCTACCGTCCTCAGATCCCTTACCCTTTGTGTTGGCAGTTGCAATGACATTGAAGCCTGGTTTTCTATCAACATACTTACCAATCTTCTTAAGGAATACACCCTTACCTTCTAGGATAGACTGTAAACATAGAATCTTATTTGATGCAAGATCAACTTCGTCTAGAAGCAACACTGCTCCCCTCTCCAAAGCTTCAACAACAGGTCCGTTGTGCCAAGCAGTTTGACCATTAACAAGACGGAACCCACCAATAAGATCGTCTTCATCAGTTTCAATGGTGATGTTTACACGAATGAGTTCCCTATTTAGCTGAGCACATGCTTGCTCTACACTAAGTGTCTTACCATTACCTGAGAGTCCAGTGATGAACGTAGGATAGAATAGTTTAGATGATATAATCTTCTTAACATCTGAGAAGTTTCCAAAAGGAACAAAGTTTGGATCCTTCTGTGGTTTTAGATTCTGCTGAATCTCTGGTATAACAGAAGGAGAAGTGATCTGTCTTTCAAGTTGATCCTTCACCTGTTCTAGAGACCATGTACCACGTTGTACATAAAACTTACGTAAACGCTTTGTCGTTGTAGCATACCCAATCCCAAAATGTGATGCTGCTTCACGTACATGATCTGCATTGATCTGTGAACCATATTTTTCTGATAAGTAACCAACTAACTGAGTAGTGGTAAGAGGATTTGGTGCTGGCATTTTTCCTTTGTTTGTTATGTACTAATGATAGCAAGAAAAAACCCCCTGTGAAGGGGGAGTGTGTCACTTGTTGAACTGGATCATTGTGCTGTCTGGTAGTGTCATTCTCACACTAGAAGATTTGTCAAAGTACCTATCCATAAAGAAGGTAGCATCTAAGTTCTTAGGAAGTTTGTCACTGACTGCTTTGAAGTTAAGTTCCTTCTGATCAGGAACACCACTCTCCTCTACTGGAAGTGGAGTCTCATCATATAGTTCAAACTCCTCACCAAAGTTCACACTTGCCTGAGATACCTGCTTACTCTGCTCGAATAAGTTAGGTGCATACTGTCTGAATTTGTATAGAGCAGGATTAACGTTCTTCTCTTTCTGGAAAATAGAACTTAAACGTTTCGAAACGTCACCCCAGTCCTTCTCTGTCATCTCAGCATATACCTTTGGGTACTTATCTCGAAAATAACTCTTCGCTGCTTTCTTACAGAACTTCAACTGAGTTCCTTCAGGGTTTTGATTTATCTGACTCTTTAGAGCCATAGTGAAGATCTTATCGTTATGGAAATTTGCGTACTGTTTGTATTCTGAGCAGATTTGTTTGAGTTTTCTCATAGATTTGTTAGATTTGGCCTACTTGGATTCAGTATAATATAGAAAAGGGTAATTGTCAAGCAACGTACCCTATAAAAGAATTCAACAATTTCTTGTTAGTTGACTTAGACTTCAACATTTTCTTAAATGCTCTGGAGATGTCTGCCTTCTTTGATCCAGATTCTACATCAAAGTCAGTGCTGTTGTCAAGTGCGGTTTGTTGTATGGCATAAAGAGCAGTGTATCCTAGTGGGTTTGGAACGATGACAGACTTGTTCTTCCTCCACTGTGACTGTATCTCACTATAGTTTGATCCAAGTTTAGAGTATCTGCAAACAAACTCTTGAAGTCTGTTGCCACTCATGATTCTGAATCCCAAAACATTAACTCCAGGATTTCTATCCTGAACCTGTTTCAATAATTGATTAGTCAAACCAGTGTATGAATTGGTTAGTGGTCTGTATACAGTACCAGTCTTACGATCACGCAATGCATTACCATAACCTATCTTACTAGCGTAAGTCCTCACTTCACCAGTTCTCTCGTTGTCACTCTTCCGTCCATAACCAGAGCAGCATGCTTCACCATCAGTGAGAATAACTGCATTTACTTTCTGAAGATCATTCTGTTTCCTGAACTGGGGAATGATGTAGTTAAGCATAACAATTGCTTCATTCAATGGAGTACCAGATAGATTCATACCTTCTGGAATTTGATAGACTCCACCACGATGTTGATCGTAAGCCCATGTGATTCGCCAAATGTTCTTACACTGGTTCTCATACTCACGTGAGTTACAACGTGATGAAAGAATGTTCAACATATGAAACTCATCTTTAGGAAGATGGAACTTACCTACTTTGACATCTTTAGCCTCATGGTAATAACGATAAGCAGCATCAGGATCATTCTTCTTTATCAATTCAACAACTCTCCACTCATTAGTGAAAGCATATACTTCAAATGGGATCTGAACTTTCTTGCAGAATGCAGTAAGGTTAAGAACCTGTTTGTATGTTGAATGTAACTGCTCTGCCATTGATCCAGACCAGTCTAGTAAGAAGATCAATCCATGATTCTTACCATCAGGTATAACAGTTACCTTCTTGAATAGATCTTCGTTGTACTTATAGGTATGAAGTTTGGTGCAATCAAGTACACCAGTCTTAGCAGTAGTAGCACGTGCATATGCATCAGCAGATTTACGGCACTCAAACTCTTTAACAAGATAGTTAACTTCTTTCTGTGCTTCTCTTCTGTGATCACTATACTCACTATCGGCATCTGATAGTCCTAACTGTTTCCAGTATACAGTACCATCTTCACCCATAGAAATCTTTGGTTCTGGTGTTTGAGCAAATCTAGAATCAATCCACTCATGTACTTCACTCCAATCAACAACATAATCCTTTGTGTCTATGTTCTCAGGAATCTCAAAGTACTTGATGTTATATCCACCAGAACTAGAAAGTTGTGTAGCAGCATCATCAAATGATCTTTGTGTTTTAGAAACATCACCCTCAGTGTTCTTGCCACCTTCTTCACCACCTTCTGAAAAACTAGGTGTATCCAAATCAGCAGGATCTTCCTGTTGTGGAGATGAATTTGGTTTTGGTGTTTGATAACCTTCTTCTAAACCATCATCTTCTTCCTCGCCATCTTCAGGTTGACCATCCATTTCTAATCCACCTTGAGGATCTGCTGCTGCTTGCTTCTGCTTCTCTTCATTCTCTGCTTTAGTATACTGATAGATCTCATCTGCTAAAGCACATACTTCCTCAAATGTTTCAGTTAACTCTACACGCTTAACAAACTCAAACTCATCATCTGAGAATGGAATCAATGCAGTAGGACCAACCTTATAGTGTAGGTTGATACGATCAACCAATAAAATTTGTGAAACATCCTCACCTTCTATCTGGAAGAAATCTTGATCATTCAATTCTTTGTATCCACCAGCAAAACTCTTGCGAAGACCAGGATACTTACGCTTCATTAATTTCTCAATGCGAACATCTTCAACGACATTCACATAATCTTTTGGGCATTGAACATAGTCAGTATAATCTTCATTGGGAGTATATAAAGCATGTCCTACTTCATGACCTACAAGCATATCGTACACAACACCACTTGCCTTATCCCACTGTGGTAGTTGAAGAACTCTGCGATCCACGTCAAATGAAGCAGTAGGAATATCAGTCCTATGCTCAACTACCAGATTCTCTGTTGCTAGGAGTCTCGCAAGGTTACCTTTAATCTCCTGTCTCTGACGTGATTGTGCTTCGAATTGCATTCTACTTTTTTGTTGTTGCACCTATCATAGTACCTAACCCACGTTAGCCAACCAGTGCATGTGTCAGTTCGTGAACTGTCTCCTCTATGGTCGAATAGTTCTTATCCTTAGAAACATTGATAGTCCTATCAAACTTGTCATTGAGTTGCTCCTTATGACTGATCACAAACACGTTAGTGTTATCATCGAAATTACGTAGGATCCAACCAAGATCAGAAGCACCAGATTGGTCAAGCGAACTGTCAAAGATTTCATCTAGTATAAGAAGGTTAGTGTCTACGCTGTTCTTAAGCTTAGCAACAGAACGCCAAGTAAGCAAAAGAGCTATATCAATACGTGCTTTCTCACCCTCACTGAAACTCTCATAGGTAAACACATCCCTGTATCTAGACTTGATAGTTTCATCAAAGTTCTCATCAAGAGTAAAATTAACATAGAAGTCCATACTCTGAAGATACTGATTGATCAGTTTGTTCATTGTAGGAAGATAAGTCTTGATGATTCTAGTCTTAATACCACTGTCCTTTAACAATGCAATAGCAGCAGATAGAACATCACGATCCTTCTTACACTCAATAGTACTTTGCTTAAGATCTTTCTTCTCTGCTACCAATGATTCTAACTTAACAAACTCTGCTTTCTTATCTGGGTTGGAACCTTCTAGTTCTAGAACCTCACTATGAATATCATTAACAGTCTTGCGTATAGTTACCAAACGATAGTTCGCCTGTGATATTGCTGCGTTTGATTCTGTTACCTTCTTTGATAACTCAACAAACTTATCATTCCTTTTCTTCTCATCTTCAATAGCCGTCTGAAGTTCTGAATGACCAGTATCCATATCCTTGATCTTAGTCTCTAAAGCACCAGTCATAGCAAACACAAAGTTCTTCTCAAGATCCTGATGGCATGTAGGACACTCATCATTATCCTCAAAGAACTTATGTTCCTTCTTGCATGTTTGTAATTTCTGATTTAACTTTATTAAGATTGTATTAAGTTTGTCTAGCTTGTCAACAGAATTTGAATAATCTTCTAGCTCTTCGTTCAAAGACTGTACGTTATCTACCAGACGTTGTATTTCTCCATTAGTCTCTAGTTCTTCTTGCTCTGCATCTGTGATCTTTTCTCTCTTTCTATCAATCTCTTCTTTATTCTTTTTCTCTAGTTCAAACATATACTTCTTCTGAAGTTCAATCTTCTCTGTAAGAAGATGCATATTATAATCTAGATCCTTAATCTCATTACCATTATCCTTTACCCTATCCTTCAATCTCTGATTCATTATAGAGAACACTTGAATGTCTAAGATATCTTCAATGATCTCTCTGCGTTGTACACTAGGAAGACGCATGAAAGGAACAAAGGTACTTGATCCTAGAACAACAATCTGTGTGAACGACTTGAAGTTCATCTTCAAGATGTTTTGTTCTAGGTTCTTCTGTTGATCTACTGCCTTAGCATTCTGATCCATCATCTTTCCATTACAATGGATCTCAAACTTATTAGGTTTGATCCCACGAATGATATGATATTCTTTATTACCAATAGTAAAATCTATCTCAACCACAGTGTCTTTCTCATTGACACTGTTGATCAACATACTCTTACTGATCTTTCTGAATGGTTTTCCAAACAGAGAGAATGTTAAAGCATCTAATATAGTTGACTTACCAGAACCATTAGCTCCAACAATCAAAGTATTTCGAGTAGCAGAAAGATCTACTTCACTGAAAGTGTTACCCGTGCTTAGGAGGTTCTTCCAACGTATCTTTCGAAAGTGAATCATATGTTTCTGGTGGAACTATAAAGTCGTCTTCTGTAATAATACTAAACCTTTGACCAGACACCGAACAAGCTTGCATCATTTGTTCCAGAATAACATCCACCACTTCTAAAGGAGGATTGTTATTAGTAATCTCTATTAAGTCAACATATCTAGTGGCATCATTTCTATTCACAAAGATAGGAATGATACGGTCGTCATCAGCATCTAACACAGAGTAAACACCCTGTGGATGATCTTTTATCGTGATGACGAACATAGAATTTATGAGACTTCACACGCTTCTATGTATAGAGATTGCATGAGGGTCTTCAGATCGGATTTATCGACCTGTATGTCCACCTCATCTATGTACTCACCCAAAAGAGTCAGAGTGTCTTTCACATTCAATTCTACATCATCATCTATAGCCGTGTCAACCAGTGTCTCAATAATTTTTACATCATGAGCACCATTATGATACAAACCATCTATCAAATTCTCAAAATCATTTGGTTTCTGCTTTTCTTCCACAACAACTTTGACATACTGATCCTTGTGAGCAGCAGTGTCATACTCACCATAGTCACGCTCAATATCATTATAGTATATCTTAGCAAACATATCAAAAGGATTTTTGATATATGTCAGTCTATCAGTATCGGTATCATATATGTGGAACCCTCTAGTGTCTGCATAATCATTCCAGAACATCTGATATGGGTTACCTAAGTACTGGATGTTACCATGCTTAGACTTGTGATGGAAATGTCCAGACCATACACGATCAAACTTTTTAAATTGTTCTGATGAGAACCCACCATTAAACTTATGTCCTCTCATTACTTCGAAGCCGTCTATCTCTAAATGTCCTGCACAGACAGGAGCATTAGATTCTTCTATAGCTTTAATTGCTTCATTACGATTACCAGAATTGATCCATGGTAACATTAGAAATTCCTTACCACCCAGTTCCAGCGTAACAGGATCAGAGTAGATGGTTATATTATTGTATTGTTCTAATAATAGTTCTGGGGAATTGATCTTATTAGTATTTTTATAATAAGTACAATGGTTCCCTAGAATCATGTGTACATCATACCCTGCAAGTCTGTCAAAATAGTCTGCCTTAATCCTAGCAAAAGTACTATAATCCATAGACTTTCGATTATCAAATGTGTCACCCAAATCAAGTATGGTAGTGATACCGTGTTTCTCAAGCGTAGGGAAAAATATTTCATTATAAAATCTTTGAAAGTAATTCCAGAATGCTAAAGATCCTTTACGACCATCTAGGTGCTGGTCTGTAATGATAGCAATTTTCATTTAGTTGTGTTGCTACGTGTTCTGTTTATGATTGTAATAAACTTGTCGCCAGCAAATGTACCAGCAAGACAAACATCAATCTCATCACCATCTACCCAATTCATATCACCATTCTTTTTGGTGTGTAACATTGCCTCTTGAATTTTATCTATAACGTCTTGTGTTAATTTCATAGGAAGCTCTAGTGCTAGGATATAGTTGTCTCAATTTTCTTACGACTGCTAATTGTATTACGAGTAAATTCATCTGCCCTCCCTCGATTTATTTCTGATTGTAATATGATTACCTTCTATCTTAAATTCTAAAAAATCTGTATGATCCCATTCAAGTTCTTCATAGAGTTCATTAAGTTTGTCCATGTCATCCCATAAGTCTGTTGGGGTTGGTTCACCCCAGAAAGGATTTTCGTCTGGATTCATTTCTTTATGCGTCGTGGTACTTTGATTGTCCATGCTGGTGATACTAAATCAACCATCTCAAATTCTGCCTTCGCTTTCTCTCTATCCTTTGCTGCCTTCTCTAGGTTCTGTAGTTCTTTCTCACGTCCTGGTTCAGGTTGAATCTCACCGTAGTGAGGATCCCAGATCTCAGGGTGCTCATGATTTTCAAAGAACTCTAGTATAGTTTGATCTATCATACTATACAATGTGTCCCAAGTCAACGTCCTTCTCAAAGTCTCTGCTAAGTACTCTGATTGGTTAACAGACATCTCTTGCTTGAGGTATTCACCTCTTGCCCATACCAATTCATTGAGATCTATTGTGATCTGTACATTGTTATGGACTCCAGTGTCATCATATGGTTCAGTCATATCAAATCAGATAATGTAAAGAGTGATAGGAATTCGATTTGGTTATTTGCCCAGACAGCTGTGTCCTCATGATCCATACGATCAACGATAGCAACAACACGATTAACAACATAACCTGCGTCACGTAAAACTCTGACTGCTTGTAATGCACTACTACCTGTTGTTGTGACATCTTCCAAGACTGTTACAACTGATCCTTTCTTTGGTTTCGGTCCCTCAATAAGTTCCCTTGTACCATATCCTTTAGTATTCTTACGTACTATAAGTGCATCCAAGTCAGAATGAGAAGCAACATAGTATGCTCTCTGTGCTACACCACATACTAATGGGTCTGCACCAAGTGTTAATCCACCAACTGCAACCGAGTTACGATCAACTAACTTGATCATAAGCTTTGACATTAATGCATTGCCTTCACACGACAAAGTGACAGGCTTACAATTAACATAGTGTTCTGACTCTTTACCAGAAGACAGTGTATACTTTCCATGTCTATAAGCATGTTCTTTCAATAGAGTAAGTAATGTCTCTCTATGCTTTATGTCCTCATGAGGAATAGCGTTTTGATATTTGTCCATTAGCGATTCATTTTGGTTTCAATGTTCTCTTTGATGCTGCCCATGTCTGATTGAGATGGATTCATCCCAGTCATTGTACCTTCAAATGTGTCAGTGTGCATAACTTCATCATATCCTGACCGTTCTAAAATTTTATTCTTGATCTCTAATTGCTTTTTCTCTTTCTGAATCCGTCTTAAAAATGCGTAGTATATAATCTGAGTGAAGTAAGCAAAAGGGTTCTTGGATTTTTCTGGATCGAAGTTGTCTATGTACTGTAAGCAATTCTCGATACCATCACAGATCATGTCCTCTCGGAACATGTAGTTGACAAAGTTCGGTTTGTATGATAAATGTGTAGCTATCTTCAAAAAGCAATCACCGATGTAGTTCGGCACACGAGGACGGGTCGCATCCGACTCCCTTGCGGCAATAACAGAGTTACGATATATAGTGATCGCTTCTAGAAATTCCTTATTGTTTACGTAGTACTCTGTTTTCTTTTTAACCATTTTTGTAGTTGCCACTAGATTGCTTGCTACTCCTATCAAGTATACCAGTGTTTTATACCAATGTCAATAGGGGGCTTGACAAGGTAGCAGAAACGATATAGACTAACTCTGTTAAGGGTTCAAGGGGATGGTAGCTTATATATTTTCTCTAGATACTTTTTAGTTTCATTTACAGAGCCTAACCGACCCATCTGCCTAGTGAACTTATTATTGTCTAGACCCATATGCATTTTCTTGAGCGTCTTCAAATAGAAGTGCTCTATTTTTTTGTCTGTCTCTGTCATCGTGAGCACGTGCCGACGTGGAAGCACAAACATCTGATCAAACGTTGATCGTATCCATTCCACTAAAGTAAACCCATTAACCTGTACATCTTGACTACGCTGCTGTTGGACAGGAACAACCTCTAGAGGATTCTCCAGCACGAGACTATCGTCATCTGGCATAAAGGATACCTTAGCGACAATCTCCTCTCCATTAATCAATTTTATAGTAGCGTAGAATTCTTCTTCCATTTAAGATGCTGTTAGGTTTACTTTTATTACTTCATACTTGAAATTTTCTTCGTTGTATATGTTTACTCTTTCATTCAGATGTTTTAATGTGTAGTTCATACTACCAATGTCATCTGCTATATCATATAACGTTGCTATTGTTTTTCCTTCACCTCTTCTGAGGACTCTGCCAATGGACTGGAGGTTTCTGATTCTTGATTTTGAGGGACTAGCAAAGATGATGTTATGCAACCGCTTAATGTTAATGCCAGTACTGAAAGTCCCATAAGACGCAACGATGATCGCATTGTTTTCCTGCTCCGTAATTTGTCGTACTTCTTCACGGTCTTCAACTTCTGTGCCACCGTGAACAAAGAAAACTTTTCTATTTTCTTTAACATTACTATTTATGAGATCATATAATGGTTCCCCGTGCTTCTCTATATAATTGAAGAGCACTAGAGTGTTTCCATCTAAGTCTTTAATCAGATTCTTAATCAGATTATTCCTACCCTTGTGACTGACAAGGTAATCTATCTCATCCTGATATGTGTCGAAGTGTTGAGCAGGGTGTTTACATAATAGGATTTTAATCCTAAACTTAGACAGGTAACCACGCTTTATGAGTTCGTCTGTCTTGGTTACTTGGTCACACTGACCAAAGAGACCTTCTAGTACCCACTTGTGGGTCTTGGTTCCATTGAGTGTACCAGTGAAACCAAATCTATACTTGGCATTATGCAACTTAGTCATGATGCCAGTCAGTGATTTACTCTTGAATAGATGTGCTTCGTCACCAATCACACAATCTATGTCATCAAAATATCTCTTGGGGAATTTATAGATGCTCTGCCAAGTTGATATAATAACATTTTTATCAGTGACCTTATCCTTACCACCATATATCTTATGAATATGATCATCCGCATTCCAACCATAGTCAATGAAGTCAGTGACCATCTGCTCCACAAGGGATGTAGTTGGGACGATTATAAGTACCTTCTTGCTGGTGGCGCAATAGTATCTGACGAGGGCATAGATCATAAGAGACTTACCCGAACCAGTAGGAGAAAGAAGTAACTTTCTATTATTTTTAATAGCAGAGTATACTGCTGCGTATTGATAGTCTCTGGGTTGGACGTGAGTTATCTTATCCATAAAGACTTTGATACCTTTCGGTGATACAAAATCATTTACTTCATTAGGATGGCCATACCAGTCATCCTTTTCTATTGCCAAATCATAATTACGATCAAAAGCAAAGCCCTTTAAATGAGTATATAATCCAGCATACAAATCACCAGTAGCAGGTGAGTACAATCTTATAGTACCATCCCAGTGTTTATATCTGGGATTCTTTTTTAAATATTTTGCTTCAGGTACTTCGAAAGTAAAGTAATCTGCTAACTCATGATGAACATGTTGTTCAGGAGATTCAATAGTAACGTAGACTTCATTCTTCTTTTTAACTGAGAGGTGTGTCATTACTGTCCATTAATAAATTTCTCCCACTCAATAGCACTCTTGACTTGGAACCCTCTATTTGATATTTGTTTCATTACCTGATCTAACCAATAAAGCATTTGATCTAGGTATTTAATTTTCGCTTCTAAGTTTATGACATCATCATCTGACTCTACATAAAC